CGCCGAAGACGCGCACGACGTTATCCTCGCGGTATTCGAGGCCGAGGCACTGTCGGGGCTCGACCTCCTCGCGCTGGCAACGCTCCATGACCTCGTGGAGCATCGAACCTGTGATGGCCGCGTCACCGGCCGGACGTTTAGGGGTACCCTCTGCCTTCTTGACCCAACCGGGGCAGGCGAGAGTGCGGGCGGCGGTGCTGCCGCCGTAGGTGAGATGAATTGCCATGTGGAAAACCCCTTTCCAGTTTCCTAGTCCAAGTCCAGTTCCAGTTGTCCTCTCGCTTCTAGTATGAACCGGTTGACCCTGTCAAGCGTGCTGGCGGACACGTCCTTCTTTGGATCACGCAAACGTGTGACCAGCGTAGGATCGTTCACGACCCGTCGGCCAATTGTGGTTGGCGCGATGCGCATCTCGCGCATCAGCGCCTCAAGCTCTTTGAGTGTGTCGGCCTTCAATCCCATGCTAAGTTCTCCTGAAGCGGTTGACGATCATTATGTATGATGCTACATACACATCTGTCAACCGCAAAGAGGGGTTTTCAGATGACATACACTGAGATTTTCCGCCAACGCATCAACGCCGGTGATGTCACTTTCACCGAGGCGATGCGCTGGCTCACCAGTCACGGCATGCTGGCGCATGTCGCGGCACGTCTTTTGAGAGGAGACACCAAGTGACCAAGCTCGATATTGAGGATGACGGCGACATCACGTCGCACGAGACATCTCTCGGCACCCTCGCCGGGGGGGCGACTGTCCAGCAGGTTGAAGACACCTGCACCGCCCGCTTCGACGCGGCCATCCAGCGTGTGACGTATGATCGCGGTGATGTCTACGGCCCGCCCGGCAAGGTCTTTGCCCGTGTGCAGCTGATCAAGCGCGCTGTGCAGGATTGCCCGCACGACGGTATCCGCCACGCCATGGAGATGATCGGCATCAAGATGGCGCGCCTGGTCCACACGCCGGACCACGAGGACAGCATTCATGACATCGCGGGATATGCCCGCACCATGGCCATGCTGTTGGATGAGGAGAAGGGACGGTGAAACTCGGTGCCCTGCAGACCACTCTTCATTTCCACCCGTTGGACGAGGTCGTAGCCCCTGCGCCTGGGCAGCCCTGCCGCCGATGCGGCCGGGTTGTGCGGATGCGCGCGCGCCAGCTGTACTGCTCCGCTGCCTGCAAGCAGGCCGACTGGCGGGACCGGCAAGTGTTGACTGAGACTGAAGGGATGAACAAATGACACCTATCAAAGCAGCAGAGAGGCTTAAGGAACTGCGGGAGAAGGTGACGCCGGAGGAATGGGCGACACGCCACCATCACCGAGGTTGCGAGCCTTATGTCGCATCACGGTATGGCGTCGTCGCGAACTTTTCCGCCGAGCACGATGCGGATTTTTCAGTCCACGCCGCCAACCACGGAGAAGCCGTGGCGCAAGAGTATCTGGATGCGGTGGAGGTGGCCGAAGATGTATGACCGCAAAAAACTGCGTGAGGCCGAATTGCGCTATAATGGCCCCATCCTCAATCGCGTCAAGAGGGCCTGCCGCGTGCCGCTGACGGAATTGGAGCAGGCCAGGCGGCGACTACATCATGCGCGGCGGGAGCTTCACCATTCCTACATGCTCGTCGGCAGCAAGCGGGAGTTCCAGAATCGCGTGGACGAATGCGAGGCCGAGGTGCGTCGGCTGGAGAAGGAAGGCAAAAAGAGACTTTTGTGGATATAAGATGAAGCCGAGGCCAGTTGACGGGGTGGCGGGTGTTAACCTCGCGGGTGCCAACCTCACGGGCATCGACAGGTGAGGGTCTACTACAACGAGTTCGATCAGTTTGCCGCGAAAAGGCTCCGCGAACTGGTCAAGGCCGGCCAAGGAGGCGTGTCCGTTGCCCGCCTGCGGAATTGGGACTTTGCCGAACAGGAGAAGGCGGCTACAGACGGCACTGGTCCCGAAGAAGGGAATATTCCAGGATAGCCCGCGCGCTCATCGGCAGATCGGGGAACACCTCAATCTCGTCCGCCAGCGCCCGTGTCTCGTCGTCTGTCCACTCAGGCAACGGCGGGCAGGGATCACCACCCCCGCCGCTCGCGCACCCGGCGAGCAAGCCCCCGCAGAGTCCGAGGATGATTGTTCGCTTTCTCAAGCTGTCTCTCCCGTGCCTTGAGGGTGGCTGACTTCCCCGCGGCGCGCTGGTCCATGCGACCCTTCAAGTAGCCGAAGATGACCGGCCCCCATTGCAGGAGCCACTTGAACAGCGCGCCGAAGAGAGAGAACCAAGTCATTCCTCAGACGGCTTTTCTTTCATGCCGATGCCGAGGACGCCGAACAGAGCACCAAGGCCGATAAGAATCTCGGTCAGGGTGGTCACGTCAATGCTGATGCCGACAACGGCGAGAAAGCCACCAACGGCAGTGGCGGTGGACGGCTCTTTCATGCGGGCGATGGCCCACTGGATGATGTTCATGTCAGTTTCCTTCTAGCTGCACCAACCGGGGGTGACGTCAGACTTTGCCTGTGCATCAAGGAACACCGGCCAAGCCGAGGTAATACCATAATCCGGTGATGTAAACCAGAGTGCCTGCTGGGGCTTCTCAGGCGCCGCGCGCAGGCGCAGGTGCGCAAACTCGTCAAACCCCTTGAGTGACCCGTTCACGATCAGCCGCGGTACGAGCGGCAAATACTGGTGCCAGTGGCCCATGATCAGCGTGTCGTACCCGCGTCCCAGCTCACCCGCCTGTCGGCGGGTCTTGAAGTCGCCGCGCATGATGGGTCCGAGACTGCCGATGATGCCGTCGCCGCCGGACACGCCCAGGGCATCACCGTGGGTCAGCATGTAGCGATGGTTATACACAGTGTAGTGACAGTCCGCGCCGTCCGGTATGCGGAACTGAATGCGGTCGTCGTCCGCGAGCATCGACTCGAGCCACGTATACACAAGCCAGTCGAAATTCTCGTGGACCCGCTGCTTCATCTTGGGCTTAACCGACAAACGACCGTGGTTTCCTACGACACATGGCACGAACACGAGCCCGAACTTGCCGGCCAGCGCCAGCAGCGCGGTCTTCAGCACACCTACAAGATCTCGGATTGTGGGCATGACGGGCAGCTCGTTCGTGGTCGTCAGCTCCTCGTGGATTATCCCGCTGATCATGTCACCACCGAGATTGACAACGATGCCGGGGTAGTCCGGATCGACGACATGATTGAAGCATATGTCGATGACCTTCTCCGTCAGGAGCTTGGCCCGTTGGTGTGCAATCGTCAGGTTGAACCCGTTGACCCCGTTGACCTCCTCAGGGCTAACGACCTCACCCCAGTGCCAGTCCGACCACAGGACCGACGGTACGAGGCGCGATGGCTTGCGCCGCGGGGGTTTCGCCAACCACTGGGGTTGTGGCGGCGGCTCGTTCGTGAGCTCGAAGATTGTTTCCCGGATTACAGATGCGGACAGGTTGTCTCGCTTGGTGGTGCGCAGCTCGGCCTGCAGGGCGTTGACCAGGTCGCGGAGCGCAAACAGCTCTTCCTGCGTCTTGTCCACGGGCTTTTCGCTGGGCGTCAGGCCTGCCTGCTCTGCGCGCTTGAGCCAGTGGTAGAACGTGCTCTGCGACACGCCGAAACTATCGGCCGCCTTGATCTTGACTTCGCCGCATTTGAAGTACTGGTCGACAACGCTTTGAAGAAACTCTTGGGTAAGTTTCCTTGGTGCCTTCGATTTATCTGACATACATCCGCTTTTGGCAGTTTACAGATATCTAACCGGCCTTTATCCCGGCCCACACTGCGCCGAGAGCGCCGAGAACAAGGGCGCCGATAAGCACCTTTTTCGCATGGCGGCCAAGTTGTTCTGATGCAATCCTCTGTCTCCGCAGAAAGAGGGAGTCGGCCTGTGCTTCCTTTATGGCCTTGGGGCTGCTTGAGTCGATGCCCATTGCCAGCAACAAATCCTGCGTGGCCTCTTTGGCCGCACACTTGGCGATAGCTTCAATCTCTTTCTGGCTCATAAAGCGCGGCGGGTTCAATCCAGATCCATCTGGTATCTCCGGGTTGCTCGCGCTGTGTTTCCGCCCACTCATGACGCCGTCCCCATGCGGCGCTCCTTACCGCGATTCAGCGCCTCGAAGAAATACAGGGGCATGAACACAGGCTCATCTTCCACAATCCATACCAAGCAGTTGTCTTTGAATGTCCACATCAGCGCTGCCTGCTTGCGCGTGTAGATGGCTACCGCGTCCGCGTCCACCTTGGGCCGTTGGGCGCCGCTATTCCACACATCAAGGAAGGTTCGACCCTCTATGCCGTCCATGTACGTCCGCTCCCACGAGGGGTGGATAACGGACATGGCACCGTCGATCATGGCGGGGGTTGTGCAGTTGTCGGCCTTCGCAGACGGGGGCAGCAGGACCGCCAACAACCCGAAAATAAAAGAGATTTTCACGAGTGTGAAGCCCGCGGCTGCGGCGCCCTCGATGTCAACCTTGATGAGGTGCCAGAACTTGCCGAACAGAAAATACTCTTTGATCACTTTGACGACCTCTCCTGTAGCGGCAAACTGTGGCGGCACCCAGTGGCACCCTAAATCCCACAACTCCTGCATTGTCGGCTGTCGAAACCGCGACACGATTGTGTCTACGGCGTCGGCTGTATCACACCACTGTGTCACATGCATGGTCGCGGGCATCAGACCAGAACGCTACTCGTGCGCCTCCCTCTGTGTTAGTTGCTCGATTTCCTGTTTCAGCTCTTCGACCTCCTTCTCAAGATTGCCGACGCGCTGCTTCAACACGAGATTCCCGGCGAGCGCTGCGGCCGCCTCGTCCATCGCTGCGTTGCGCTGCTCCTTGAGAACTAGGAGCCGGGGGTCTATGTCAGCCATCTCAGCCTCCGAAAGGGACTACGATACCGGCGCGGACTTCGCGGGCTTTTTCGCTTCGCCATGATCAACCACCCACCGGCAGTTCAATGCCTGCTGCGGCAACGGCATCTTCCGGCCAATACCGGCCACGGGCGGAGCCCGCGTTCAGAAGGCCACCGTTCGCACCGTCATCGAGCGCGACACCTTCGACTGAGCCCGTGAACATATTGTTGAGTTTAGCGACCGGAACGATGAAATTGTCGTCAGCGTCAACGACGCCATAGATGACCTTCGCTTCGATCCGCCCGTGGCAGCCTTTCTGATATGTCTCAACGATCTTGTGCGTCACGGTCGCGGTCACGCCGTCGCCAAGATCAATGGCGATGGGGGATGCAAGTTCTTCTACGAAATGATTAGGCATAGCTGATTGCTCCATTTGCTTAGTTCGGTCGGCCAGAAAGGACGAAACCAACAGCGCGGGTGCTGTAGCCTGAGCCGGAAGCCAATGTCAGGTTCAAGTCACTGCCGCTCCGGGTGTAGGTCCGCGACGGGGGCGATCCTGCTGCTACTTGAGAAACGACAGTCGGCGAGGCATTGGTGTTCATAAGGATCAGGTCAGTGAACGTCTTTCCGAGCCCGCTACCATCGGCACCACTGACCACCACAAGCGCGCTGCGGTTACCGGAATCAAAGACGCTTGTAGCTGTGGTGCTGTTGACGGCAGCAGATTGGGTTGTTTGTTTCAGCTGGCTGGACTCATTAAGACCCTGATGGCCGAAGCTCATGAGGATGCTATCCGTGGCTGCTGTATCCGCAGGACCGAAGTTGAGCATGGCGGTGCTTTCGTCACCGGTCAGCTCGCCCTTGAGCGAGATGTTGACCGTATCGAGGCCAGCGTTGGTGTGCAGGAGATGACTAACCGTGTTGCCTTCTACCCGGAAGTCGATATCGGCCTGCCCCTCGTTAAAGACAGCCTCAGTCCGCGTGAGGTGCAAATAATCATCAAAGCTAACCGCCGTGTCCGCCGCGCCCGATGCGGCACCACGGAAATAAATTTCCCCAGCGTTCATCTGGATGTGCGACGCCTCGTCGGTGGAGATGTATTTCTGCGACGAGCCGTCGTAATACTCGTTCTGGCTGATGTATAAGTTTTTGCCAGCGCCCTGCGTCTTGTTCGCCCAGAGCGCCGCGTTGCCGCCAAGCTGCATGGCATAGAAGGTGCTGGTATCGAACCCCAACACAGACGACTGGCCGAACGATGCCCCGCCATTTGTCAGGGTCAGGACTTCCGCCGTCGCATTGTCATCAATGCCGGTGCTGGCGAAATCGCTGATCGTACCGCCGTCGATTTTGTCACCGCTGATCTGGTTATTTGCGAGAGTCAGCGTGCCGCCCGAAATGTCGAGCGTTCCGGTCAGCGTCAGGTTTTCCCCTGCGATTGCCGTCGCGATCTCCGCTCCGGTCTGGTCCGCCGTGGCGGCGGTCTCGATGCCGGACAACTTAGTTTTCTCTGCATCCGTAAAGGCGTTAGTATTCGCCTCGGCCTCGTAAGCCGTCTTGATCTCGGCGCCGGTTTGGTCCGCCGTTGCGTTTGCCTCGATGCCGTCCAATTTGGTGCCGTCTACCGCCATATCCCGACCAGCTATTGTGCCGACGATGGCGGCGCCGGACAGATCGACGTTACCCGTATATGTGCGATTCCCCGAGATTGTCTGCGAAAGGTCCGTGAGCGCAATTGTGCCGTCGCCATCGGGAACCGAGAGTGTGCGCGTGTTGCCGGTAGTAATGCCGGACAACTGGAGCGCCAGCTTTTTCGTTGCATCGGCATTGTCCTGAATGGATAGCGTGCTGTCCTTAAACGTAACAGCGGTGGCACCCGTCATATTCCACGTGCCTGTAGGCGTCCAGTCTTCGTCGTCGAGCGCCGCAGCGACGTTCGCAGGCGTGATCTCTTCGTAGGCCGTTGCGCCCGAATTAACGCGGAGGAAGGACAACGCGGTCAGACTGGTAGGCGCGGGCAGCGTCCCGAACCCGGACGTGGAGACCGCCTCAACTGCGCCTGTGGTGGAATTAAAGCCCAGTACGTTACCCTTACGGTCAACGACGGTCGGGAGTGTCACAGACACACCTGAAGTCTCACCATCCGGCATCTTCACCGTGCGGCCCAGTTCCGTGTTCATCTGCTGGGCGAGCATGGTCAGGCTGTCGAGCGCATCCTCCAGTGAGTCGGATGGCAGCGGGTCATTCTCGACAAGGTCCAGACCCTGGGTGAACTGCTCTTTCCGGATGATGACCAGCGTCTCACCCGAGGCGGGCGCCGTCACCATGGAGACTGTACCCCCGGCCGCCACGCCCGCGCCAGTCACCGTGTAATGCGTGGTGATCGTCTGCGTGGCCTCGGCGCCAGTGCTGTCTGTGACGAGGATTACTGTCAGATCATCATTCGACAGAAATAGGTACGGGAAGCTGAAATCGGTCGTCGAACCGTCTCCCGCCGCACTTACGCGATTGGTCGTTGTGCTAATCGTCATGTCATTCGTCCTTGTCCTCAGAAACTACCATGGCCTGCGTTAATCTTCGAGAACTTTCCTGTCGATAGTGTAGGTTGAGTAACCCAGCATTTGCATAAACGACTTCGTGTAATCATCCTCATCCCGGGCGGTGAAGGCTCCTCCCAGGCCCCTGAGCTCATTGGTCAATGTCAACATTGGCACGCCAGTCAAGGCTCCACCAGCCTTGAGGAAGTGGTCAATCGTCTTGGACCCCTCGAGGATGTCCTCGAGATAGATGTCGTCATCCTGCAACCCCTCGATACCCGCAGCGAGATCGGAGAGGAAAGACAACGGGTGCCGGGTCTCCAGATCGTAGAGGTTATCCTCTGGGTCTTTCGTCGTCAGCCGAATGCCCATCTCGAACAGGTCGCCGAGGATAAACCAGCCGTTGAGTGTGCCGAGGAGCGTCGCCTGCAGCTGGTCCTCGTCGTCCCATGTAAACCCATTGGCGATCAACTGGACCAGGTTCGGGATCACAATATGTAGAGTGATTATGCGCTTGACGAACTCCCGCTTGGTAATACGCCCGCGCCGGATGTCCACAATGGCGTTGTATTCTGCGCGTGACAGGGCGTTCGCCGAGGACATGAACTGCGTCATGACCCGGATCAACCCGCTGGTGCGCTGCAGCTCGGATATCTGGTCCGGGTCCACAGACTGCTGGGTGCGCACGGTCATAAGCTCAAAGGAGCGCAGGGCCTTTTTCTTGGTCATGCCGGGCTTCTTCAGCATCGCGTAATAGTGCGCGTAACCGCCGATTGCGATGGCGCCCTTATCACCAAACCGGATGGGCAGCATGAGCAGCCGGGCCAGTGTCGGGCGGCGCCCGACGAAGTTAAGCACGGACTTGTCCGAGAGCAGGGCCTCGTAGTCCTTGTCGATATTGATGCCGCGCTCCCTGAACAGGTCGCTCTCATTCAGCTCGCGGATGGCCTTGCGCGGGTTTGCTGCGAATTTTGCGATACCCGCCATGAAGTGTACCGTGTCGACGTCCTGGGCGTAGGCAGCGAACGACGCGAGCTGCTTAAGGCCGATCTGGGGCTTCGCCCCCAGCTGCGCGAAAGAGAAATTCCGCATCAGCGTCTGGATGGTCTTCTCACCGATGATGCTGTTACGTGTGCCGCGCTTCCCGAAATGCTCGAGGTCGGCGTTGATGGTCTGCACCATTCGGTCACCGTAGGTGCGCCGGATGCGGTTCTGGACCTCAGTATCCCGCATAACGCGGTCCAGCATCCGCACCTTTTCCGCATACGCGATGAAGTACTCCATCTCGTTGATGTGCGATGCCAGAACGGTGAAATCACCCATCTCGCGGATAGGCAAGACAGACGGTGTGCGCGACTTCAGCGACCCCGGTGCGACACCACCACGGTACTGCAGCCCACTCATGAACTCGTCTTCCTGCCCCTCCGCAAAGCGGCGCTTGATGGGACTGTAGAACTCGAGCTTCGGAAGGGTCGTGTAGTACACCTTTTCGTAAGCCTCGTTGATGCGCGTGTAGTACTCCTCGTAGAACTGCAGTTGCGCCTGGATCAGCCGCACGTCCTGCTCGGTAAGCTGGTCGTGCAAAATCTGAATGATCTGAGGCGTATAGGCGTTACCCTCCGGGTGCTGCAGGCTCTTCTTGAGCTGCGGGTCTCGCAGCTCCATGATGCGCTTGCGCAGCTCGGCACGCGTCTTGACGTCAATCGGGCGTACTACACCGTCCGAGTGTGTATGACTGCCGAGGTTAAGTTTCTCGGTCTCTCCACGAGTCAGTGCGCGCAGCGCTGCGCGCTCCGATGTCAGGTTCAGGGCTTGCATGACCAATTCTGTGTAGCGCCTGGTCATGGCCGCGCGACCACGGTCGAAGTTGCGACTCTCCTCAAAGAGCGACAGATCGTTGATGAGCGCATCAACGCGCGCCTTGTCGGGTGAAGCAAAGATACGGCTGAGCTTATTCCACCACGTTCCACTCCACCCGAGGAATGTATTGACCTCTGCGGCAATCATCGCTTCACGGAACTGGCTACGACTCTTGGGCTCCGGTCCCATGAGCTCAAGAACCTCTGCGATGCGGCGCTTTGCCGCACGCTCTTGACTGAGGATGTCGCTCTTCACCAGTCCCCGGCCGGTCTTCTTGGCAGTCTCCAGCATCTCGGCGAGCTGCTCGATGCCTGCTGCGCTGACGCTTGTCGGGTCTGTCGTCAGCGTCAGCAGCTGCATCTCCAGCGCCTGCTCGGCAGTGGGGTGCTCGGAGAAGCCGAGGTTATGCAACGCCTCGAGCCGTGCCTGGGCCGCCTCGCCTTTAAGTCTCAGCGCCTTGCGGGCGATGTCCAGCACCTTCTGGGCCTCCGGACCGTAGCGACCCTTCCGCCCCTTCTTGACCGCGGTGCCCTTGACGACATTACGCAGGCGTTTGGTCGCCTGCTTGCGCCGCTCCTTGGTCACTAGCGTATTGATGCGGGCCTGTATCTTGGCGCTTACCTTGGCGAACTGCTCCGCCGTCTGCACATTGCGCAATTGCTTGATGAATTTGGCCTTGTCCGCGGCCGACAGCTTATACAGCGGGCGCTTTGCCGTGACCTTCTGGGCTGCATCTTCGGGTTTCTTCTCGGGCTTCCTACCCTTCCTGCGGGGCTTCAGCCGGACATCAGCGTCGGTGGCCGCGCTCTCGAGCATCTCGATGACAGCATCCTGCGCAGCCTTCACGTCCTTCCGTGCGAGACGCGAGCCTTCCTTGAACCCCTTGCTCAAGGCCCACTCGCGGGCCTTCTGCAGCCGCGTCTCTGCCCTGAGCAGATCTGCACCCTTTACCTGGACATCGCCGCTGAGCGCCGCCACAGCCTGACTGAGCCGGTCCCTGATGGGGCCCTCATCTGTAAGCAACCCGGCGCGCTCTTCATCCAGCAACTCACGCGCCTTAAGCCGACGATCTATCCTGTTTCGGATGGTTTTTGTCGCCTTCCCCGCGGCTTCGCGCTCGGTCATAAGCGCGATATCCCGGTCGATGATCTCATCTATCTGGGCGATGCGCTTGTCCAATTCCCGGATGCGCCCCCGCGCGACCTTGCGGAGCGCGGCCTCTTCTTCCTTCACGACACGCTTCTCGATCTGCGCGGTCATCTTTTGGAACAGCTCTGTGCGTCGAGCTTGCTCAACCAGGATCAAGGTCGCAGCCCGGGAGGGCATGGTGCCCGACGGCCCCACGTCCACACCAGCGGAATACAGCACGTCCAATTCGTCGGGCGTGAGGTCTTCGACATTGTAGGTTCGGCGGTCTGGCGTAGTCTCTGCCTGGTTTACTTTCTGGGCTATGGTCTCCAGCGTGGGACCGTCGATATTCCGGACGCCCTCCGCTACTTCATCCTTCTCAACCGGGGTCTTGGGTGTGCTCGTCACGACATCTGCGGCTAGGCGCCCGCTGGAAAAACCAAGGGGCACGCCAGCCGCCCACATGGTCTCCTCTGCCGTATGAACCACGCGCTCGACATATTCCTCGGCAGCTATGGGTTCAAATTCGCCTTTCTCCACCATCTTCAACACTTCCCCGGCGGCGATCTGAATATGCTCCTGTGCCTGTTCCGTAACTTGCTCGGCCGCCATGAGCGTAGAGAGATTTAGCGCGAAATTGATGAGCTCGTTCTTTCCTTTCGGGATCTTTAACCGCGCCGCAGCGGTATCAAGAAGATTTCCGAATAGTTTGCTACTGCCGGGAATAAGCCGTAAAATGAGAGTTAATGGCAAAAACTCGAGCCCCGCCATAGCCGCGCCCGCCAACGCAGCTGTCACTTTCGCAGCTTGGGGATGAACACCTTTACCTTCCTTGTCCCGGAAAGCCCGGAGTTCCGCGTAAACATCGCCGGTCATCTGATAAAACGCAATCTCGGGGCCTGCAACAAGCGCACCCGCGGAGCCCCCTGCAAAGAACCCGGGAACCGCGCCAACGCCCGCAAAAGCCGCGCCGATAGTTCCACCCGCGATGGCGCCTTGCATACCTCTCTTGGCGATATTATAGAACGTCTTATAAAGGAGGTGGGCCTGCTCCGCGGTACCTCGCGCGAACTGCTCTAGAGCGCCTTCAGCTACTGTCTGATTCGCGAGAACCCTCTCCTCCAGTCGTTTACGCTCTTCGTGCAGGAGGGGATTCGGGTTATCGGGGTCTTCAAGGAACCACTCAAAATTCAGGGCGCTGAGCTTATACGTATCAGCGCCACGGTTGTAGCTGCGGTCCAAGATGTGCATCAGGCGGTCTAGGCCGCCCTCTGGCACCCGAACAGTCTCGCCGGTCTGCTCGATATAGACGTTCTCAATAGGGCTACTTATGATCGGTGACGTCGCCAACTCTGGGCGCGCTATAGGCGCGCCCAAGGGAACGTCCACAAGCTGTGCGTCTTCTAGTTCAATAACCAACGTTCAACCTCTTAAGGTCGTACAGGAGCTAGGTCTGGTGGGGTGGATCCCATTCGCCTGCGTCGACAAGCGCCGCTTTGATATCGCTCTCGATGACGTCTGGGCCAAACATATCGAGTATTTCTTTTACACGGCGATTTCGAAGCCCCTCTGAAAGATCCCACCGCCGCTCGCCATCTTTACCGAAGGCCTTTGTGACTCCCGTGTACATCCCCGCAAATTCAATAAAAAATCTCTTGGCGTCCTCGGTAAGCTCACCTTTAACCGAATACAGCCTGCCGCCATTTTCAAATATGCGTTTAAGTGCTGCAGTTGCGAGCTCTGCTTTATCCTCGATATCTCCTCCAGTGTTGAAGCGGAAAGACGCAAGCGGCGCGATACGTTCAAGCGCGACGTCAGAATGCCGCCTTGCGGTTTTCTCAAATATTTGGCCATAACTTATCTTAGCCGCTGCGTCGACAGTGGAAGCTAACAGTAAGTCACCCTCCTTCGCTTCGGGAAAATACTTCTTAAATATCGGATCGAGGTCAGTCAGCCCAGGACCGCACGTTATAACACCTTTACCTTCCCGGTCGCGGCACCTGTAGTATTTCACTGTGGTCTCGTAGTTCGAGGCTTGTCTGACGACACCGTCAAGAGCATCATTGCCAAACAACTCCTTGCCCATGAGCCTGCTAAAACCTTCATCTACGAAATGCGCGCGCTCTGCACGCTGCCGCAACGGCTCAGCCGTGAACGCAGATATCTCAGTATCCTCGTTCACTCCCCCTTGAGCTACATCTAAATCGCTCATTTCTACCGCCCCTCCCGAGCGCGCGCGAGTATGCGCGCGGATTCCTCAACAGAAAACGTGCGTATAAGTACGCGCTCGCCCGTCGGTCCGTTTCGGACCTCCGATATCAAATGCTCTTCCGGATAAATAACGTAAAAATGACCTTCGGGTAGCGCCCGGGCAGGGCTCTTCGTTTCGTAAGCTGAACCTTTCGGAACACCTGGTTTCAATACCCCACCTTTACTTAGAATCACAGTAGGCAGATCAGAGGAAAACGCGAGATCCGGATTTTCCGACCGTATCTGATCTACGATTGCTCGCTCCATTGCAGCTCGGGCGTCTTCATGAGTAGTGATGGGTTGTCCAGCGTCATCAGCATCATCGAGGATTGCCATGAACCTCCGTGAGATACCCGCGCGGGTGCCAGGTGGTACGGGTACGTCGCGGGCGTTGGCCCAGAACTCGAAAGTTTCTACGCCCATCTGATACGGCGTCGGTGCAGATTGTAATCCAAAAGAACGCAGGATATTTCCCAAATAGTCAGTCCCCTGACCTTCTATATCGGTAGCCTCATCATGGATAGCCTCACCCGTGTCCCGCAACCAGCGCGTGGCTGCGGATCGACCGATAAAGCCCTCTTTAAATGACCGTATAACTTCAGTTTGGAAGCGCAGAACTTCTTCAAGTTCCGCACCGGTCACCCAACTTCCGCGCTTCTTCGTCATATCCAACCCCACGAACTCGTTTTGGAGGTAGGTTTCGCGGTTGAGCATTTCCTCGGGCGTTCGCTCAGGGATCGTAGCACTGACGATAAGATCGAACAGGCTGTTCCCCACCTGCTCTGGAACTCTCTTACGCAACGCCGGAAACTGATCCAGCGTAATTTTACCTGAAATGACGTTCATAAATGTTTCCGGTGCAGCCCGTGCGAAATTGGCCAACGCTATGTCCTGCTGTCGTTTAGCCTGCCCCTTCACACGGTCAACCAGCGAGTCCTCAAAATTTGATCTCTCCTCTGCGGTTAGGAAATCAAGCTGGCTATCTTCAAGAAGCTGAAGCGCTTGAATGGGACGGGTAAGAAGACCATTTGTTATGGCCTCCCTGAATGAGACCTTGGCCTCGGCCAGTATTTGGGCTTGCCCTTCCGCACCAATGGTCGTCTGAGCAAGAGACTCCTCGAGATTCGCCACGGCCTCTGAATAAGTTAGCCCCCCCGCGAATAGCTCATCAGTGTAGCCCTTGCGGATCACCCCCACATTACGGAGGTCAGCCTTTACCGTCTGCTCGGACTGGAAACGCAGAGAGCCTGACAGAACCGTTGACCGGGCTGTCTCCGCCTCAGCGGCAATAGCCCTTTGCTGAACAGGGCTCAGGGTCGACGAGAACTCTGCGAACTGGTCATCGAACGACGTCTTCGTAGCATCGAAATGTCCCGGCGCACCAACCGGCGCCGCCTGCTGACGCTCCAGTTCCTCACGGGCGAAGTTTGTCTTGAACTCGGACAGCCGCGCTCGGGCCTCGGTGACCTGCCTGCGCTCCTCGCGGACCGCCAGCATGTCTCCAATGTCGGAGACGGACTTTCCGAGCTGCTGCGTCGCGGCGCCAATGTCCGCGCCAAAATCTGCAGCGGTAGCCGCGCGTCCGCCAACACCGCCTGCTACCCGTGTGGGTGCGTCATATGATGTGAAACGTGGCATCGTACACCTACAGCGTTGCTACTGGTCGGCCGCGGGCGGGTTGGCCAAGCTGGTCTAACCTATCCGCAACTTTGGCACCACCCTCGAGCAGCGTGCTGGCAGCGCTGATGCGCCCGGCTTGGTGCGCTGCCTTGGCCCGCGCCCGGTCAAGCGCCGCGGACTGCTCCAAACCCATAGCAGTGATCTCCCCGCCATGCAAAATCGTCTGGATATTCAGCTCCTCCTCTATAGCGCTGTCCTCAAGAAGGTCGAGCTTGTCGGGGTCAATCGCGCGCAGAGCCCCCATGCGCTTGCGCCCGAGCCGCTCCTCGCGCCGCGCCTGCTCAGCCGCCGCCCGCCTCTCGGCCGCGGCGTTCTGCTGGTTACGCGCAGCATTGAAACGCGCAGCGTCAGCCGCCGCGTTAGCTTGCTGTATGCTGCCTATCGCGGATACAGCGGTACCTATGGCCGATGATACTATTGCGATTTCTGCGCCAGTCATAACACCCTCGCATATAGCGCGCAGTCGTGCCCATCCGGGGCGTATGCCTGCATGCGTTCGGCCTCGAGATTGAACCCGAGCATACGCGCCCACCGGTGACCCTGCGTGAAGTCGCTGTCAACTGTCATCTCGATACGCTGGATAAAGCACCCGTCCAGGAAATGCTTCACAGCCCTGTGAACTCTCAGGAACTTATTTGGCCCCACAGCAGAGATGAAAGCCCACGCCATAGCCCGGCCCTGCCACATTGGCACAATGCCCGCAGCGGCCACAGCCGACGCGCCCTCGAACGCTGTGTAGCTCGGATATTCGGCGAGCGCATTGGCCTGGTCGCGCGTAACCCATTCGCTCAGATACATCTGCGCGGGCTGTAACTTTATTACAGCCAGGTCGGCCGGTTCAAAGGGGCGGATGTGGAACATTAGCGGTCCTGCGTATGTTGGTGCGGCATTACTGCAAGGATAGTAGCAGGCAACGGCTGCGTCTGGCGATAGAAGACATGGTTATCCGAGCTATACTCACCCTCCCACTCGAACTCCTTGTCGCCAGTGAACAGTGGCACGGCCGTGTCCATATCATCGCCCGCTGCCCTGAACGTAATCTCGTCAAGGTTGGAAGCATCAGGCCCGATGTATCCGCCGAGCGTATCGAAGAACCGCACTATCACCCGATGTATGCGGTTGAGCTTGCCTTGCGCCGTGCCGTCGGCAGCCCCGGCGTTAGACCGCAGCGTCTCGAAGTCGGAGGTATAGGCGAGCCCGGCGTGAACCTTTGACGCGGAATAGTCCAGCGTCACTGCGCCAGAAGATACAACCTTGTCGGGATGCGTCGCGCCCTCAAGTAGCAGCTTGACCGTCTCGCCCTCAAGGTGATCCAGACCCGACACGCTGGTGACGCGCACGCGCGCCTCACCGCCCGACACGTAGGCGCTGTAAGCAGAGCCGTCTATGGCATGGTGGATGTCGCCGCCGGACGTGTAGGTCGAGTATGAAGTTCCGTCGATGCCTGAAAGCTCAAAAGTGTTGGCCGTCTTGTTGGCTACGGTGAAGCCCTTGCCATTCAGCTGCGTCATACCAGACACATTGCGAATCATGATCTCGTCGCCATCCGACAGACCGTGCCCGGTGGCCGTGATAACAACCGGGTTGGCCTTGGTGGCGCCGCTGATGTTTGGTGCGATCTTGGTGTTATTGAACAACTCGAAAGTATTGGTCGCGCTCTGACCGGTGCGGAACGCGATATTGTTCACTTCGGTCATGCCCTTGACATCCGTAATGCGGATCTCGGAGCCGTCAGCAATACCGTGCGAAGCCGACGTCACGACCGGCGGATCGGCGGCCGTGATGCCCGTAATCGTGAGCGGACTGTCAAGCGACAGACCGCTGTCAACGAAGAACGCGTCCTCCTGGTCCGTCGTGTCATCCCAGTATGGTTTCATGTATTCCACAGTGCGCACTGTGGCGCTGTTCACATAACGCTGCACAACAAGATACAACTCGTCTGCATCGCCTGCGGTATTCGGAATGCAGGCAATACTCTCGACCTTGGCCTGCGTCCCGGCCGCATCGCTCGATCCGCCCACAATGTGCCGGGCCCAACCCACGACCTTCTGCTCACGGTCATAGGTCAGCGAGATAAGTGTGCCGTCTGTGAGAACCAACCACACAACGCTCTGCGGCTCCGCCTGGTAAGCCATATCCACAATACCCGTCTGTGTGATGTGCTCGGCCACGAGCGTCAAGTCAGGTGCGCGAAAACCGTCGTCCTCGAAAAGGTAGGCCAATTCACGGACCTTGCGCAGCGCGCGCTGGACAAACAGCAGCGCCTTACCTGCGCGAATAGGCTGCCGGTCGGCGGAGCCATAGGAAGTCGACCGTTTACTCTGCACGTTGCTGGGAGTAAGTACACCACCCGTGTCAGAAGGGCGCGTCAGCCACTCACCGCCAACCGTGCCGGTCAGAAGCCCCTTCTCGTCATCCGCGATCCAGCGAATGACATTAACCTGATCGGCCGACAGCGTGTCTGTAATGGCGTTGTCATCGACCACAGTACCGTCAGCCTCTGTAGGCGCCATGTTCTCGAAGTCACCCGTCCGGCTGGCGTCCATCCGCTGCGGTGTATTAACACCACCCGCCCAGCATAATCTGTTCTGGTGAAACGTCACACTGGCAGGATAGCCCGTAGTGTCGGACCACACGCCTAGGCGCCAAGAGGTTGTTGCAGTAGTGGCCGAAGCGTCCTCACCGCTTATCGTAGCAGTCACCTCCGTCATATTGGTATAACCCGTGATAGTCAGCCACGTCCAGTTCCCCGCAGGGTCCTTCCAACGGATCAATCGGCCAACGTCAGTGGTCTGGAACCCCGTGTCACTGTTGATGCCGGTCACATCCGACGCTGTGACCGTTACAGACCCGGTCGTGCCAGACAAAGCCAGGGTGGTCGAGGTCGTATTAGTATTGAGGAACGGCCCGTCCTGAAACTCGATGTCCGTGATAGTCCATGCCGTATCAGAGGTGCGCGTGATTTTGCGGGGCTTGTAGCCAGTGTGCGCCACATACAGAATGTCGGCGCTCTGCGCGAACTTCAGCGTCCCAAGGTCTGCCTCGGCATAGGTCGTCGTAAGCTCAACAGGTGACCCACTCGACTCGATCTGGCCGTTATCCTTATAAAATCGGCAGTACAGATCGCCAAACTCAATAATATACGCCTGTGTCGTCGAGAACTCGAACCTTCGCACATAGGTCTGCTTGCTGGCGGTCTTGACATCCGCTATATACACCGTGCCGGGACGACGCTGGACTGGTCCCTGTACGAGCGGAATGAAATTCAGGCAGGTCTTCAGCCCGGTCTGATACCGGTCTAGATCAGGCCTGCCATACAAAAGCGGCGAGATTTCCCCGCCGTTAAAATTGTTTTGTATGGGGCTGGACTTCGGCATCAGAGTCTCGCCGTAATCCAGGAATCAGTCGGCGATTTCTGCGGGGGGCGCTCAAACGCGTTGGCCCGCCGGGCCTCTTTCTTGTTCTCGGCGTACCACCTCTTGGATTCTTCTTTCTTAGTGTTAGATTGCGTGATCTTTTCAGCAATCTCTACCGCTATGCGGGACGCCAGAAGATCCACGAACAGCGCGTCAAACTCTCCGGGGTCTGTGACCTTTTTGATGTAGATCAGATTTATAGGCGCGGTGTCATCCGTGAGGATATACCGCCCCTCGATCTGCCAGTCGTCTTGCTGGGACGTACCGTCAACACCATTGGTCGGGAGAATGCGCAAGCAGTCCGACGGCATCAGATATCGCTTGGCATATCCAAAAACCGGGTCAGTGCTATCAGCCGCGACCTTAACCCGAGCGCGGGCAAAGTTCCAGGGGTGCGCTCGCAACTCTGAGTCCCGGCTTTGCTCATACACGCGGTTACACGCGCGGCCCGCGACAGTGTCTTCCGTCAAAGAAACAATGGGTTTCGCGCCAAGGCGTTGCAGAGCGAGATTACATATACTGACAGCGTCAGTCATACGGGGTCTCTCTGAATGCGAGCAGGGGCCGGAGCCCCTGCTCAAGTTTCACTCAGTCGACCACATACTCGATGATCCACGACAGATCACCGGCTGCAGCGGTAGCCGCACCAGTGCTCGCCGTGAGCGAGATGTAGTATTGGGCATCATGCGAAGCCTTGGTGTCGCCAGCATCGAGATACAGCTTCTGGCCGATCTCATTGATGTTGCGAGCCTCGTTCACATAATCCGTCAGAGCCGTGGCAGCCTGACCGAGCGTGATCGCCGAAGCAAACGCGTCGGCGTCTTTCACGCTACCCGACGTATCGTAGACACCAACGTTCCACGCCAAGGTCGGCGTGCCGTCGCTATCCAGATCGTCGGCCGCAAGCCACAGCCGGACAATGGACGCCTCAGCCGGGAGTACGTCCAGATGGACGACGTCACTGGTGTCGAGGTTCGTGGTTGCGAGAGCCACCGTACCCTGGGCTACGCGGATACGACCATGCGAATGGTGTACCGCGTTCATGACCCGCGGAGACGACTCGAAGTTTGAGATACGATCAGTATCTTTGGTGCTCATGCGTCAGTCCTCCTTACGCTTCGGAGCAGGTGATGGCGACCACCTTCTTCTCTTCGACACGCGTCGCACCGAAGGTGCCCTTGACGTACACCTGGGTCGAGTAGGACTTGTCGTCCCGCTCGGAGATCCGGACGTTGATATCGTTCCAGATACCGAGGTGCAGACCAGACTTGGCCCAGCAGATAACCGTACGGTCAGTGCCCGACAAAGCAAGACGCTGGCTGTCGATGAAGTTGAAGCCCATGAACGACTTGATGCGACCATCCACGAGGACCGGCTTGTTGGTGAAGTCGAGGCTGATAGCCTGCGTCTGACCAAGCAGATCATCGTGCTGCTGCGCGCCAATCGCACAATAGAGCGGTTCGTTGTCCACGTCGACCTCAGCCTCAATGAGCAGCTGCATGGCCTCCCGGAGCTTGGCGACCGTCAGACCACCGGAAGTGGTGGCTGCAGTCTGTGCGGCCGGGAAGCTCGTCGAGGTAGACCCGTCCTCACCCGTCAGCGCTGTACCGGTCGCGGCCGAGATGATCAGATCATCAATGGCCCGGCCGAGCGCCATGGCGCCGTTGATCGCATAAGGCGAAGTCGGATCCGCGATAACGCGGAGCTTGTCCTGGTCGTCGATAAGGTCGGCCCACTCGTAGTCCGAGGGGAAGACCCAGCGCCGATCCTGGGGGGTTTCGATGAGAGGCGTGTCAGCGTGCCGCGTGGTGCGGAGCTGAGCAGTCACTGCGCCGAGCTGGTTGACAGCAGCCCCGGACTTGCCGTGGTAGTTGTCCTCCATAACAGCAGAACGGAGCTTGGACCCGCGCTGCTGAAGAAGATGCTCGACGGTCGACTTGTAGTCAATTACTGACCAATCAAGGATTTCGTTCGACATTTGAAGAACCTTCTTCTGTCTGTTGCTACAAAAAAAGCTACAGGCTTGTCCGAAGGTTATCGGGGCCACTACTCGGATCACCGGTCGGCCCACGCGGGTTATCGACACGACCCTTTCGACACCAAAATGGTGCGCTCACGCGTCATACTAGCCCGCAATACGAGAGCGTTCAACCCCTAACTCTCATACCAGAAAAACTCTACTGAGGCATCTACCGACTTTTGACTGTTATTGGTAATTCGTACCAGATATTTGGTGGACACTTTCAGTATCCATTCGATAGGCGCCGCGCTCCATCCACCACCCTATCTATGGCCTTCTGGCATGAGAGTGTATTCTATCTGGGTGCCTACATCAGTCACTGTTGGTGTATGAGTGATGACCAAATCCGCGGTATCTCCAGCGTGTCGTTCACGCTCTTAAGCCGTGCCAGAGTCGTTATCACTCTCCTGTGCGGACGTGCGTTTACGTCGTCTTCGAACGACCTTCTTAGTATAACCGTTCTCAATGAAATCCGCAAACTTATCCGCAACCTCGATGGCCATGTCCGCGTCAGCGACGAACACGGCCAGTTTCAGTGCCTCGAGACGTACCTGTTTCATGCCGCGATACCCGCTGCCAGCTTGGACAGCCGCGTCTTCTTCTCGACTGCTGCCTTATGGCCTGGGTGAGACTTGTCCAGCCACGCGTCCATGAACTCGCGGTTCATCTGCAGCTCATTCATGGCCTGCGTCGCCTGCTCGGGGGTCAGCACACCGGTGACGTTTTCGCCACCCTCGTCAAAGTCATGGTCCCCCATCTTCGTATTGAGCCCGTCGACAAACCTCATCGCCTCGACCGGCCCCATCGCCGAACGAAGGCCCTCCAGCTGGTCTGTGGTAATACCCAGTTTCTCAGCCGCTGCATTGATGCCAGACACCTTGGTGTCGTAGGCAGCGCCCCACTCCTTACGGAGAGTGGCCTCGGCCTCGTTCGCCGACACAACGTCGGCGTCGCTCTGCTGCTGTACAGCCTGCGCACGGAAGTCCTCCCACTTTGAAGCCAGAAGCGCAGCCTGTTTGGAGGTCAGCCCGGCCTCGAAGAACGTATTGCTGGCCCAGTCGGCAAAGCTGTTATCCCCACCCTCCGGCGCAACAAGACCGTAGTCCTTGGCCTCTTTCGGACGGCCGAGCTTGCTGTAGAAGGCCGAGACGTCCTCCGGTGAGGCGTCGTCGCCAAGCAGCGTCACCGTGCGCCCGGCCTTGTCGGCACCGAACAGTTTCTCCAGATTGTGGTAACTGGTTACCACATTCTCGAAGTTGCCCTTGTGCAGACCCTTGTTCTCGGCCCACGCGCGTGTTTCGGCATTCTCGATGCTGTCAATCCACGGCGCTGACGTTGTTGCGTCCGGCGCCTGTATCGTATCACCCCCGCCCTCTGCGGGCGGGTTACCCGTATCAACGGACCCGGTATCTTCGGACATCTTACTCTCCTTGGGGGTTAAAGTATCTCCACATCTGCTCTTCAGTCATGTTCAGATGCCGTGAGATGCGTAGCCACACCTCCCGGCGCCCCTGAAGGATACCCTCCACTCGAGGGTCTTTATCGAACGTGCTTTCGCCCGCTCGGCAGAACTTTGCAAGGTCTTCAAGCACCTCCTGGGCCGGCACGCCCTTGAAGGTCTTGCGGTACGCCTGTGCGCGTGATTTGAGATAGTCCCGTTTGCGGTCTGCCACTACTGCAATGCTTTCATTACACCTGCTGCGGCCGGCGCCGCTTCAACAATCTGCTGCACTGTCTGATCCTGCTCACGACGTTGCCGACGCTCGTCGATCTCGTCCGGCGAACGCAACCACGAGGACGGCACCGCATTGATCTCTGCCAGCTCCCGGTAGATGGTGTCCGAGTCGAACTGATCCAGCACGGACAAGTCCTGCGTCGTGTTCGCATAGGCAATGGCGCCCTCGAGTGTGCGCATCCAACCCGCTGCCTCCTCGGCACGCTGGGCGCGGCTGAGTGGGCTGTCATACTGAATCTCGTACTCACCCTCTGCTTCCGCCAAAACCGGCGGCATGGGTGGCAGGAGTCCCTGCTGCGACATCAGGTCCAGCTCGCGCTCGACCATCGGCCCCAACAGCTCGGACTGCTGACGCCCCATCGTCGGTGACAGCAACGCGCCTTTCTCCCGTGCGCGCTCAAGCACCTCCGTAGCCGTCATGGCCGGGGTCTCCACCAAAATCTGGAACAGCGACACCAGGAACGCGTCGTTGATAACCTGACGCTCCATGTCCATCAGCTCCTGCCCGGCCGCAAGATTGCCTACAGGTAGCGCCTGCACGAGCGCCCGCCCATCGGCATTTACGCCCCCAGGGTTCGTCGACCCTGGCTGCAGGCTGATGGTGTCCAGCACCCCGTCGTCGTGCGTCAGCAGCACCGGGTCGACCGTACGGTGGCCCTGCTTGAGCATGGTCTTCTTCTGCTCGTTCAGCACCTTGATTGATGGCAACGCGAACATTGCGGGTGACCGGCCGTACTTCTCACCGGGACCCGTGACATAGCGCGAGATGGAATACGGGAACGTATTATAGCCACCTTCGCTGAGCAGGTGTTTGCCCTCACACGCAACATAGTAGGACGCGTAGGGCTTACCCCGCATGTCAGACCGCGTCGGGTCCATTTCCTTGCGGGGGCGAATGCAATGGATGATATCGAACCGCTTGTCCGGGTTCTCCTTGACGGCCTTCGTCACCGCGTCCGGCAAGTCTGTGTAGCGCCCCTCGTCGAGCCGCTGCTGCATCTGCCGCGCCGTCAGCTGGAACTTGCGGTAGCTCGTGTCCACGATGCCCTGGTGGTTCACGTCGAACATGATCTCCCGAAGATCTATCGCTCGATACCGCAGTCCTCCAAGGTCGTGCCGATCTGTGAACATGACGGATGTCCCGAACGCGCCCAGCCCGACATACACCTCGTGCTGCTGGCTGGCGTAGTTCGCTTTCGGAGCGTAGCGTTCCCTGAACAGCCGCCGGTTGACTTCCTCGAACCACAGCTTGACGTCGTGGTCCTTCTGGAGCTCCGGGTCGGTCGGTGTCAGATGGTGCCACTTCTGCCCCCGCGGCGTGAGCATGCTCTCCATCGCCGCGGCGAACCGCTCCAGCGCCAGCGCCGCCGTGCTGTCGACCATCTTCTCCGTGCGCTTGTTGCCGCGGGTGTTGTACTGAGTACTCGCCTGCATGTTCTCGGAATACCGCGGCAGCACGCGCTCAGCGATCTCCGTCCAGTGGTTCTCCCACACGACCCGCTCATAGTAGAGCTGGTCATAGCGCTTTATGACATGCTCCGCGATGTTCAACTCAATCTCCCAGCAACGTCTTCACCGCTATGGTGGTCCCACCCAATACGCCCTGCGCGCTGGTCATGATAGTGGACTGGCGCCCCACGGCCCCCGCGCGGCGCAGGCGGCTGTCTACGTCATCGTCCGTCCTGCGACGGGACGGGATCGGCTGCTTCACCGGGTCAGGTGCCACGGGGTCGGGCGTACCCACAAAACCACCCGCGATCCCCGGGCGCGTTGCCGCAACGAACGGCGGTGGCGAGACGACAAAGCCGCCCGCTCTGCCGGGACGAGTAGCGGGGCCACCATTCTCGTTCTCTACAAAACCACCCGCGATCCCCGGGCGCCTGATCCTATTGGGCATATCAGCTGCCCAACAGCGTCTTGGCCGCCGGTGTGACCTCATCGGTCACGCCCTGGCCGCTTGTCAGAATAGTCTGCGCCCGGCCGGTGGCCCTGGCCCGACGCTGTCGCTCCCTGAGCGCCGCTTCCTGCACGTCCTTGTCCGACCGGGTGGGTGGCGGCGGTGCGGGCGCGACGGGTGGGGGGCTCGGTGAACTGAAAAGACCGCCCATACAACCTCTCCTACTAAATCGTTGCGACACTACCATAAAAAAACCCGCCCGTGCAAGCACGAGCGGGTGGGTAAGTGAGATCAGGGAGGAGAACTCTAGGAAGTCAGGCGAATATATCGTAATCCACGTCACGCGCAACCCTATTTCTCGCGCGCCGTCTGGACGTCAACGCATCGCGCCTCGACACGGGCCTGCTGAACGTCATCGCCAGCGCGTCCGCGTAGTCAGGCGACGCGAACCCCTCACGCGCCATCTTCTCCTTCGGCCATAGCGCTATCTGCCCATTAGTCTTGTGCGAGTACAACATGGACGACAGGTCGCCGATCAGCTCGTCCTCGTCCGGCAGGCATGCCGACGACAGCCAGTCGCGCATGCGCGCCCACAACTCGGTCCTGTGCAGATAGTAGGCGCTACTGTCCTGCGCCTGCTTGCCCACGAGCACCTCGATCACGCGGTACCCCTGCGCCCGCAGCAGCTCGATCACCGGCCCGCCGACCCCATCCCCCTCCACGAACACATGGTCCGGCCTGTATCGCTCGATGGCCTCCGCACAATACGCGGCCAGCTCGCCCGTGCTACACTTGGGATACACAATCGGCGGGATCGTCCGCGCGTCCGGCCCCTGCCTGAACCGTATCACCGCCTTATCCCGGCCCATGCGCGCCGGGTCGACCCCCATCAACAGCGGCGCCCCGTTGTCCGGCACAAGCTCTCTCGCCACCGCGTCATCAATCTCCCCCCGGCTGATAAAATTATTATCACCCTGCCGCGGGAACTGCCCATACACCTCGACCCGCGCCTGGTCGCTGTCCGGTCCATACTGCCGGATAATCCCCTCATACAGCGCCGGGTCGTTTTCCGCCACGGACCGCCCGTCAATAGTCGCGTGGTTCCACTGGTCCCGGTTGCCGTGGAAACATTCAAAGAACTCGCCGGACGGGTTACGCGGGTTGCTGATGGCCACCCAGAACCTGTGTATCGTCTTGTCCGTGAAATACCCCTGAGCGACCGGCCAGATACAACTCGGGATGCCGCTGGCCTCGTCGAACAGGACCGCCATAGCCCTCTGGCTATGCACGCCCGCATACGCGTCCGGCGACTCCTCGCTCCAGAGCCGGGCCTGGATGTACCAGTATGCGTCATCATACCCCGTCGTCCGCTTGAGGCTCTCGATCAACCACTCGGCCGGGCGCAGGCTCATAGCCGCGTGCTCGTACCACCGGCTGTTGATAGCCATTGTCGCCCACTTGCGTATCTCCGGGAACGTGGTTGACTTCAGCTGCTGCTCCGTATTCGCGCTCACAACAACCGTGCTGCTCGGCAGGCACGAGAACATCCACGTTGCCACCCACGCCAGAAATGCAGACTTGCCGATACCACGCCCGCTCGCCCTCGCCAGCTTCATAAGCTCGGGGCTGCCGCCTTTTGCGATAGCGTCGCGGTTGGCCCGAATGTGGTCCCGCATGTCCCTGAGCGCCTCGAGCTGCCACTTTCTGGGTCCGGCGTGGTTGGCCAGAGGTGTGTTGGGTCGCCCCCACGGGAACGCATAAAGCACATACCCGAGGGGGTCGTCCTGAAACTCAAGCATCTTCAACAGCAACTGCTGCTCGTCAGGGTGGGCCTCTGCCTTCTTTGCCATCTACCTTTCCCTCTAAAAATTTCCCAAAAATTTTAAAAAATTTTAAAAAATTTTAGGTCAGACGAGGCGGCAAGGGACCATATTTATGGCCACGCGCGCGCGCCGCCGGCCCCCGCCCCCCCGGCACCCCCCGCCCGACCCAAAAACCGGAACGCGCGGCGAGAAACCGCCCCGCGACGCACCTGCATCTTTGATGTGTCAACCCGTCACTCAGGGGCGACATAGCGTGCCGCGTCGGACGTGGTTGGCGCAGCGTCGGACGTGGTGAGCGCAGACTCGCCAGCGTCGAACGTGGCTGGTGCCAGCTCGCCAGCGTCGGGCACCTCGTCCGGCGTTACGTCGATCAACATACGCTCCGCCCGCTCGTTCAAGGCGCGCAAGTTTTGCTCCGCGGCCAGCATTGCAGCGCCCAAGTCAACGGCATGGTGCGTGACCTCGACGTGCGCTTGTTGTGGGACGCATTTGGCCACAAGACTGACGTATGCCGCCGGATGCTCATTGGCCAGGCGTGTGAGGTAGGACTTGTCGCGGCTTATGCGTAGGAAGTGCATCGCAATCGTGTTGCGGATGGTCGCGCCGTTCTGGCTTTGAGACTGAGCTTGTTTCTTGGCTGGTAGCTTCCGGGCCATTTGTCTTCCCTAAATGTTACAAACTGTTACATTGTTCACGGAATAGGGTGGTAGCATAATACCACTTTTCAACCGGCGCAAATTTAGTGCTTGACGAGGTGACATAGCGTCACTAGATTTGCTGTTTCCCAAGCGGGTTAACGCTCGAACCTGAAACCGAACAAAAGGGATTTGAACGATGGGTTATTCACTAACGATGGTGCCGTTTTTAACCGAGGATGTAACCATCATCCCCCATACTGCCACTAATGCCGCGCATATTGGCCGCCGGGTATCAATTCGCAAGTTTGCGAAGCGGCGCCCGGTTAGCTTGTGGCAGCGCGACGACAACAAAGAATACGTGGCCAAAACAACAGGCGGCGAATTTATGGCGGGGCCGCTAGCAAAATAGCCTATTTCACCACAAAAAACGGAGGGACCGCATGCTTTACCGTTTCACCAGAAAATCCAGAAACGTCAAAACCGGGCCGATACCCGTCACGACAACGGAACCTAAATCATGCCCCAAGGCGTGCCCGCTCAAGGATGCGGGTTGTTATGCTGATGGTGGACCTCTCGCCATAATCTGGCGCGAGACCGCCGAAAAAGGTACTACCGTCGAAACCGTATGCGATCAAATCGCGGCGCTACCGGACGGGCAGTTATGGCGCCATAACCAGGCGGGCGATCTTGCGCACAAACGACAAAAAATTGATATCCGCGAGCTGAATAAACTGGTCAACGCGAACGCCAGAAAACGCGGGTTCACCTACACGCACCACGACACAAGGAATCCGCACAATTTCCACGCGATCAAAGACGCAAACGCTCGCGGGTTTACAATCAACCTATCCGCCAACAACCCGTCACACGCTGATGAGCTGGCGCGCCGCGATTGTGGGCCCGTCGTGACCTTGCTACCGGCGGACCAGCTCGAAAACACGAAAACGCCCGCCGGGCGTAAGATCGTCGTGTGTCCCGCCGTAACCGGGCGCACAAAAGATTGCGCATCGTGCGGGTTATGCGCAATCGCATCACGCAAGACCGTGATAGGCTTTCCCGCGCATGGCAGGCGCAAGCGCGCCGCAACTGAAACCGCAACAAAGGGGTCAAAATAATGGCGTATGACATTTGGAACGATGAAATGACTATCCGCGACCGTGCCCTGGATGTCCCGGATTGGATTGACCAAGACATTACCGCGCAAGACGTGGCGGCAATCGAGCAAGGCGGGTGCGCAAGCGGCGCATATATGCCCGCCGTTACATATCACCAAGCGCTCCAAACTATGTCTCAACACGGTGACGACATTCTGCAATACCTGCAAGACATTTACGGCGAATTGCCGAAACCGCGCGATGATGAGTCATGGTCCGGTATCGCCGTGTTTTACCTATCTTGCGCCGTTGAAACATGGGCACTCGGCGCTTTCTTGCAATTGACCGATGACGCCTAAACAGCGCCAGCGCTCGATGCCGCAAACAACAGAACGGGATTAAGATCATGCATAAATACGCAATCGAAGTGGGCGCTTTTCGCTATGAATATGTTACCGTTGAGGTAGACGCGGCCACGCTCGAAGAGGCCTATGACAAAGCGCTGGTTAGCGCGAGCTTGGATAATAGCTGGCAGACATACGACGGCCCGCACGACAGTTTTGTCGAGGCAATAGGGCTCAATAACGAGCTTGACCCCGACAAGAACCCGCAACACGTCCCGCGCGGATTTGATATCCGAACACGGTTTCTTAAAATCTGGAAAAACTAGCTAGTGCCTTCCGGTCCGCCGGTTGACCATTTGGGCTAGGTGGTCAACCGGCTTTCCCGAGTGCACTAGCGCTTGAACCTGAAACCAAACAAAGGGATTTGAAACGATGGAATGCTGGCACACACACTGGCAGTTTAAGACCGCCAACTTCACGATCAAGTATGAAACCGGGCCGGAATATGACCTTGATTTATCATGGGACGAAGACGGCGAAACCGCCGAAAAACTGGAGCAGGGGTTGCTTTGTGCGTTTGTTGCGCGCGTCGCGGTCTATTTCGACGGCTGGTGCTTGGGCGAGGATTATCTCGGCGGTTGCATCTATGAGTCGCCGGAACACTTTATTGACCATCGCGGCGGCCGCGGCTCGTATTTTAGGGACCTGGTCACAAACGCTATTGAACAAGCGCGGGCCGAAATTGCACGCAAACGCCTAGTGCTCAAAACAACTCACGCCTAACCCGTTTCGGTTTGCCGGTTGACCTGGGCTAGGTGGTCAACCGGCTTTCCCGAGTGCACCAGCGCTCGATACCATAAACAACATAGAGGCTAACACCATGAAAGACGCGCAAACCAATAGTGCAGCATGGGAATTAATGTCATTTTACCGTGAACAGGGTATGCGACCGCCTGCCGAAATCCGCGACGCGTGCATGGTGGTCATGTTGAGCGAAACACCGGGGGCACCTGAGCCCACTGCAGAAGAAATCGCGCGCGTCAATGGCGCGGCGGGCGCACTGGCGGATATCAAGCGCAAGACGCGAGGTGAGCGCAAATGATGACCGCTGAAGAGTTCCGCGCTAGACGCGAGCACCTGAAGATGACACAAGATGACCTGGCCTGGGCGCTTGGCCGCTCGCGTCGTCAAATCATCCGATATGAGAAAGGGACGCAACGCGTCCCCCGCATCGTCGAGTTGTTGATACGCCGCGCGAAACCGCGCGGCGAATACTCGCGCAAACGAGCTGACTAGACCTAAAACGCCAACCCTTTCCTCCCAACTGGCGCTCGCCTTACAAGAGTATGGCGAGCGCCCTTTTTTTGCAAAAAATCGGCCGCCGCCGCCCGCAGGAAAAATTAGGGGCTAGGGAGGATTTCCTATGGAGGGTAAAATTACTGTTTCTCCATTTTATTAATATATTTTTATATAATTTATTTTTCTAGACCTAATCACCTAATCCCCTAAATAACACAATAAAACAAGGGAAACCGGGGTTTCCAGAGTAGGGGAACAGGCGACACGAAATCCCTAATCCGCACCGCTTTCACCTATTTTAACCGCCCTCCAGTGCCGCGCGCACCGCTTCAACGTCGCGTTTCTCGTCCAGATTTTGCCAATCCCTACGATTGCGCAGTGCGCGCACCTCGACTTGCTTACCGCAAACAACATAGCGCGCGCCGTGCTTTGGGTCCGCCTCGCGCAAGTTTTTCAACCTATACCATACATTCCGCACAATTTGCGTCGGCTCCCGCATGATCTTTTCATATCCGTTTTCGCGGGCGGCTAGGATAACGCCGCCGCGCAATGTGTCACGCGTCACAAGGTCGGACGGGTGCTTGTCCACCAGCCATGACAGGATGACGTCCGACGGCGCGCGCGAGGTCTCCAGCATGTGCGCCTTGGTTGGTGTCATGGGCGGATATACCCAGTCATATCCGGAAATATCGCGACGCATGAGCCACCAGTAGACCCGAGCCGGTTCGCCAGACGTCAGGGACGCGGCGAGGCGGTCGTAATACTCGGATGAGCGGCGTTTGGCGGGGTTCTCGATAGCGAAAACCCGCCGGTCTTCTTCTTCAAGAGCCATCGCGTCGGCATGATTCGAGAAAATCAGCGCGTTGAAATAGCGGTTTTCAAGCCTGGTCTGCCCGTATTTGGGGTTGATGCGCACGTCCTTGCCCACTGATGTGTCCACGAGCTGCTTGAACGTCTGATAACCGTGATAGAAGTCATCGCGCGTGAGCGATGTGTCGCGGGCCTCCTCGACAACGATGAACTGGCAGCCCACCTGCCAGTCATTGTAGTTTTGCTCGGCCGCCGTGCCGTGGCCGACGAGCTGGCCAAGCGTGGCGGTGTTGACCTGACCGGGCATCATCTCGCTAAGCAGGCGGTGGAGCCACGACCGGCCCGTGCCGTAGGCGTCTTCGGCGACCATGACGCACGCATAGGACCGGGACGCGGGCTCCTGTATTTTCTTGGCCATCCAGTTCAGGAAAATCTCGCGCTCAGACTCGCAGGGGATGAGGTATTCGACGTGTTCAAGGAACATCTCGGGAGTTTCGTCCGTCTCCGCGAGGTCGGGCGGCACGTAGGTGTTGACGTAATCCTGGGCAAAACGCCGCACGACGCCGCTGTCCTGCCCGCGCCGCACGGGCACATAGCGGATGGACACGGCGCGCCGGGTGTCAGGGTGCTCGATAAACGCCGTGGCGACCGTGACGGGCTTGTCACGGCCGGGCAGGGCCACTTTGCCGGGGTGTTTCTTGGTCCAATCGGCAAGGCTCCACTGCCATATGCCGCCACGGGTGCGCTGTTCCATGTCGGCGACCATCTGGCCCTCTTCGATATAGATGTAGCGCGACTGGAGCCACGGCAGGGGGTCATAGCCCGAGACGGGTGGCCCGCCACGGTTCTCGGCCCACTTGCGGAAGTCACCTAGGCGACGGTCGACACAATGCTCGTGCATGCACTTAAAAGCACGGGTCTGGACGTAATCGCCCGACCCACGCCCGAGCGGCGAGTAGCCCGCGGTGTCGTCGCCGGTGGTGTGGCGATCACCCCACGGGCATTTGATCGTCACCCACGGGCCGCCGTCATCACGGACGATGAGCTGCTCGTCCGCGAGCCAGTCCATCATGGGATCAATGCCGTCGAGAGCCTCGGCGCCGCCCCGTGCGGTGACGGCCTCGCGGCGGGGTGTGACAGCCAGACGGGCCATGTCGCACCCGAGGTCCTCAGCCAGCTCGTCGAGCGTCCAGACCACGTCGTCAAACGACGTCACACGCGAACGGAAATTCTGGCGGCCGGGCTTGAGGTTGGCGGAGCCGGGGACGCGCATGACCCGATACGAGCCACCCGCGCCAGCGTCAGACCAGCCCTGCTCGGCACACCAGGCCACCAGCGCCTCATACTCGTCGAAGCGATCAGTCGGCTCGAGCATGTAACCCCACTGCCAGTTACCCGGCGATGTCTCTATTTTCCACGACGGCTCGACCGGCGGCGGCGCGGCCTTGGTGTCGATGTCGTCAAGCACGAGGCAGTGCGCCCGGACGAGATGCCCGCGCCCGCGGCCGATCATGGAGCCCTTGTCGTTCAGCTCGCCGTTGACCGTGGACACGCAGAAGTACCACGCATCAGCGCGGCGCTCGGGGTCCCATTTGCGCCACCCACGGTCATCGCGGGTCATGTTGTTGAAGAACGTGCGCTCGCCCTTGGTCTTGGCACGCGTGACACAGATGACCTCGTCATCGCCAGCCTCGGCGAAGACGGCGTCGAGGAAGTCGTCAGCGGTAATCATGCGGGGTTCCCTTTCAGATGCTTGAGAAACAACTCCATCCACTCAGCCCGTTGCTCAACACGCGCGACGACAACGTCGTCGAGCGTGTCTTCGCAGATCAGTGTGGTTACACGCACGGGTTTGGTCTGGCCTTGGCGCCACACACGACCGATGGCCTGCTCTGTGGCGTCGCGGGACCAGTTGGGCTGGTAGAAGAGCACGTCAGAAAACAACTCTTGCAGACCGTCGACACCGTGGCTCATGGACTGAATCTGAGCCAGCTCGACGTTGTCGTTATGTTTGGTGCATTCGGCCAGCTGCTCGGCCTGGGCTTTGTATTCATAGAACACGAGCCCCGGCTCACCCGCCAGCCCGTCGACCCACTCGCGGAGAGCGTCAAAGCGCGCGGTATCGAGTTCGACCGTCTCATTATCCTCGTCATAGACAAAACCGGACGCTATCTGGCGCAACTTGCCGGACTTCACGGCCTCATTGGCGGCCTCGACGTCGCTTGCTTCCACCACCATCGTCTCGCGCATCTCGTCATAGATGGCGCGCGTCTCCGCGGGCATCGTGAAGCGCTTCTCCTCCAGCGTCAGCGGCGGCAGGCTGGATGACTTGTTGTCGGGCACGACGTGAACGAGCGACGCGACGCGCGCCATGATCTGCTCCGCGGCGCCGTCGCGCATGGTCCAGTTATATCCGCCGTAGTCCGAGTAGAAGTGGGTATCCAGATACCTCTTCTTGTTGGTGCCCAGCGCTGCGCCGTGGTCAATGATGCGGCACATATCGTAGAGCTTGAGGAAATCCTGGCTGACCGGCGTCGCCGTCATGCCGACACGCCAGACGAGCATGCCTGCGCGCTTCTTGGAGCGCAGGCCCTTCGCCTGCTTGCCAGCGGCCTTCGACAGCTCGTCGATCACGATGCCGTCGCAGAGATGGGCCTCCTCCAGCAACCACGCGAGGTTATTGAGGCTGACGACAAACACGTCGGCGTCATTCTGCAGCAGCTGCCTGCGCTGTTTCGCGGTGCCGCGCAACTCGATCACGCGCAGGCCTTTAAGGTGATCCCACTTCCCCACCTCGTTACCCCACACGCCCCTGTCGAGCACCTTGGCGGGGCAGGCGACGATCACACGGTGGAGCTGACCATCCCGTATCAGCTCGGCGATGGCGGTCAGGCAGATCACGGTCTTACCCACGCCGGTGGGCGCGACGAGGACCGCCGCGTCGTGCTCATAGAGACGCCCGATGGCGTCCTGCTGGTCAGCGGTTAGCTTGTACATAGGAACCCCACTGTTCTGCCATCGCTGCGGCGATGCCTTCGTATGTTATCGAGCGCAGGCGGCTGCGCTCGGGACCGGGTGACATCTGGTGGATGCGGTCGCTCTTGCTCTTCGGCAGTGCCGCCATCTGCTCGCGCACGTCGTCTGTCGGCACGAGAGGCGGCAAGTTGCGGAGCCAAAGACAGGTTGCCTTCTTTTCCGGGTGGCCAAACATCCACGGTTGCACGACCTGGTCCTGCCTGCGGCCGATGCGCTCGACCGCGTAACGGTGCATGATGGGGTTTTCGACCGCGACATGGCGCATTGAGAAGAGCGCGAAAAAAGCGCGTCGCCTTGCACATCTTGTCGACCCGCCCCGGCTCTGTGTTGAGCCAGCGCACGCCGCTGTTGCACAGGTAGGTGCAGGGAGGGTGGGCGATGATGAGGTCCCAGCCGTCTCGCAGGATGTTCAGGACGTCACCCTGGACGTGCGGCCCCGGACGTTCGGTCGGCAGGATGTCGCAGCTCGTGGCGAGATGCCCGCGCGCGATGAACTGGTCACGCACTACGCCGCTGAACTCGCAGGCGACGAGGACTTTCAGTCGGTTCCGCATGGGCTCACCCCGTGAAGCTCTGGATTACCAAATCAACGCCCGCCGTGTCATAAACCACGACGGCGCTCACGCCCGCATCACGCAGGCGCTGCAGCTCACGCTTCTGACGCGCGGACAGGCGCCCCTTGCCGTTCGGGTTTTTGAGCTCAACGAACATCACGACGCCCCCTTGGGCGAGGAGCACGTCAGGGAAGCCGGTCTGTCCCTCCGCGCGCATCTTGCGGCAGTAGATGTCGTGGGCCTTGGCCTGGCGGAAGAGGTAGCCCTGCAGGGCGCGTTCATTTTCCACACCAGTATTCCTCCTCACCTTTTGCGCGGGCTTCGATGGCTTCCTCTTTCGTGTCGAAGCACCCCAAATGAATTTGCTTATAATCAGCGCAGATGTAAGCCATCCAACGAGTCTTATAGAAGCGCACACCTTTTATTCCGCTCGCACTACGACGCTGAACGGGCTTGTTACGCATTTGTAATGTGGGGGTGGCCCATCTGCAATTCTCAGGTGTATAATCACCCCGACCGTCTATGCGGTCGAGCGTCAGACCATCGGGGCGCTCGCCCATGTCTTCTAAAAAATTTTCGAAGACGCGCCAACGTCTACACACTGAAATAGCCTCATAACCGCGGTATGGTTTACGACAGCGCCTGTGCATCGCAGCCCAGGTCTTATATGTGCCGGACCATTTTCCGTTTCGGGCGTGCCCGTGGCGTATCTTATTCGGCATCACTTACCCCATCGTGTTCCCCACTGCACCCCGCCTGTTGTGAGCGGGAGCCCGTCAGCCCACCAAGGAATTTGAGACATAATCTCATTGAGACGTTCACCATCGGCTCTGCTCCCTTCTCCGATAACCTCATCGTGGACCGAGCCGATTATTTTGAGCCCGGCGTCGTCGGCCTCCAAGAGTGTCTCCCTTAATACGTCGGCGGCCACGGCTTGACAAGTGTTCTGGAACAACAGCGCACCGCGCGCGTGCAGCCGGATGGGCGGGTCGCCTGCGGCGGGCGCGAAGTGGGTCTGGAATGTGACCCCAACGCGCTCCTCACCCCACGGCGTGGTATACAGATCCCGCTTCGGCCGGGGGTAGGCGAGGAATCGCTTGCTCGGCAGGCGGCACCAGAGATAGGCACCGTCCGATAGGTATGTGACGCGACCGACGTTGAACTCTACACCAGGGTTTAGGACAGCGTTCTCGATTGCCACGTCGTAGTCCGACCAAATCTCCGTGGCCCAAGGGTTGACGGCGCGCCACTTGAAGGTGATGTCTTTACCCTCCTCCTGCGAGAACGTCACACCGTAGTTCTTGGCCATGCCGATCAGCGCATTGGCGCCGCCGCCATACTGCAGGCTCAGCTCGGCGATCTTGCCCGACTGGCGCAGTTCCGACCCTACGTCATCCTCCGCCACGCTGAACATATCGGACGCAGTGACGACGTAGACGTCGCGCTCCTGCCTGTAGAGGTCCAGCTTGCGCTCTCCGGCCGGGCGGTTTGACAGCCACGGGGCGATACGCCCTTCGATGGCGGACCAGTCAACCCAGTATAGACCCTTATCGCTGTAGATCAGCGCCCGGAGCAGGCGCGCCATGGTCTCGGCGGGGCGGGCGAGCTCGTCTTTTGCAATGACACGGGCGATCAGGGCCTGCGCCTCGTCATCCTCGAAGACATCCCGGCGGATGTTATGTGGCTGGAGCCCCTTGCCGCTGAACCGGCCGGTGCGCCCCGCGCCGTTCCACACGAACGTATTGTGGACACGGCCCTCGACATGGGTGTGTGCCGCAACGGCGAATTTCTTGAGCGCCGACGAGCCCGCGTTGTTGATGTACTCGAGCAGCTCCCGCGCGCTTGGGTCCAGATCGTCGCACCCGAGCAGGTATGCCCGGTGGTCCTGATCCAGGCTGATCTTCTTCTCACTCTTCTTGTATACCTCGAGCAGCTTCATCTGGTCTGCGGTGAGCCGCGGGAAAAGCCACGCGTCACGCGCCTTGCGCTGCGTTGACTTGGTCATCATGCCGTCCGTCAGGCCGCTGATCGCCCGGTTGGCGTCGTCCGCCACCTCGTGCGTGTAGGCGAGCGCGGCCTCGCAGAACTGCACGTCGATGGGGATCCCGCGCTCGTTGATGCGGCAGTTCAGGTGATACTCCTCCCACTCGGCGTCCGAGATGGGGCGCAGAACCTTGACGAGCGCGCGCATGATCTCGACGTCAGAGACGTTGTAGTCGCGCATCAGCTCGGCGTCGCCCGGCTTGAACTCTTTCAGGTGTTCGGGCTTGCAATACTCGTTCAGCAGTCGCGTGCCTTGTGCGTGCTTGCGATAGGGCAACCCCACGGCGACAGCTGCAGCGTCGAGCCCTCCGGGGAAGCCGCTGGCCAGCGCCTGCACCATGCTGCAGCGCCACTGTGTAAGCTTTGGTGCGTCGAAACCGTAGTCAGGCCCCACCACATACTCGAACAGGTGACGCTCGAACTCGGCGTTATGGGCCGTGATGGGCCCGCCTGTGGCGATGTAATCGGTGACAGCCCGCGGGAACGGCTCATGCGACCACCAGAACTCGACGGGGTCGTCGTCAAACGCGTAGGCCATGCAGATAATCTGCGTGTCAGGGTGCTCGGCATACCGGCGCAGGCCGTGGAAGACGAGGTCTACAGGCGAACGGGTCTCGATGTCGATAAAGAGCATGGCGGGCTCCTCTCTGATGAGAATGGGGGCGCCAGCGCCGCATCACCAGCGCCCCCGGCGCGAGTCGCAGTGGGATTTAGGCTGCGCTGCGCCGCCGACGCCGCCTGCGCGTCGGCTTCTCTTCCGGCTCCCCTTCCGGTGCCGCGGTCTCGGGTTCAGCCCGGGGAGCCTCCGCCTTCTCTTCGGTCTTGTCCTCGACGGCGGGCGTCGCCGTCTCGGTCTCGTTGTTCTCGTTACACCATGCAACGATCTCGAACACAGGGTTGAATACCAGCTTACCACCGCGCTTCTTGTTATGGTAGCTCTCGCTGGAGAGCTTCACCCGCGGATAGAGGTAGGCCGAACCCTCGGCAGCGTGGGCCTTAATCTGCCCGAGCAGGATGTCAACACCCTTGCGGCCGCCGTAGCTGTTCGTGTCGAAGCCAACCATCTCACCGTCGTCAGTCATGGCACCCTCGAAGCTCCGGGCCTCGGAGGGGTAGTCATCGCCGACCGGCGGGATTTCCGGCGGGAGCGGAGCGGTGAACGGCACGAAGACCTTCTTCGGCGAGCCACCGGACCAGAGAACCCAACCGTGCTTGATGGACGGGGTGTTGACGAGGACCTCGTCACCCGTGACATCGTCACCGTCACGACCGAGTGTCCACTCACCGGTCTCGAAGTCCATCCGTAGGAAACTGACGCCAGCGTTGGCGGCGGTCTCCTGCACCTGCGACTGCTGCAGGGCATCGGCGAGGGTGGTGGTGTCCATTACTGTAGGGAAGTTTGTAGTCATGGTTCCAGTTTCCAGTTTACGTAGTTGAAAGGTTACTTCATCATGTCGGCCAAGTGACCCTGAACGTCCGAGACAATGACAGCTTCACGCTTATCACTCTCCGGGGCCAACGTCGTCCCACTGCTCTCCGACTTGATGAACGTCGTGAGGTCAATATCGACCTTCTTTTTCTTGAGCAGCTTCTCAATCTGCGCCGGGGTCATCAGCGCAGTCTTGGTGATTTCCTTTTTGGTCAGCTTCCGGGTCTTGACCAGCGCCTTCATGGTGGCGTCGGCGTCGTTCCAGCGCCTCGTTGCCCGCTTGTTGACGATCTTCCAACCCTCGACCGGCACACCGCGGGAGAGCTGCAGGTAAAGCTCTTCACGCACGGCTGCCGCCCAGGCCTCGACCCCCTCCAGCATCGCTGCTGACGCGGTCAGTTCCTCTTGCAGGTCAGTGCCGAGCAGGTTAGACGCCATGACGTTCGCACGCTTGGCGTCACAGTAAGGCTCCGCCGGGCAGAACTTGCAGTGGCTGCCGGGGCTGACCGTGTCTTCTGACATTGCCTCGCGGAAGCTCTTCTCGAAACCGGCGAGGTCAGGGTCGTCCCACTCCCATGTCACCGCGTCGTGCCACAGCTGCGGCTGGATGATGGCGAATACGATCTTCTCGACACCGGCGAACATATCCTGCGTCGCCGGGTCCGCCTCGGCGCTTACGGTGTAGAGCTTGAGCTGGCTGTTGTTCTTGACGTCGACACGTCCGTGGCCGAACTTGTAGTCCAGCACGAGAAGGGTCTTGAGGTCCGAGGAGAGACCGATGAGGTCAATCGACCCACCGGCCAGCCCGGGCTCGAGCTGCACGAACGGCTCGATCTCGAAGGTCTCGATGTCCAGCTCGTCGAGCAGCTTGTTCGTTGCCGCGTAGGCGATCTCCGCGAGCTCTAGGTCATCCTCGCCGAAGACGCGCACGACGTTATCCTCGCGGTATTCGAGGCCGAGGCACTGTCGGGGCTCGACCTCCTCGCGCTGGCAACGCTCCATGACCTCGTGGAGCATCGAACCTGTGATGGCCGCGTCACCGGCCGGACGTTTAG